GAAAATTTCTTACGAATACGTTGGATGAATTTATTAAACTTAATTTCATCACGAGTAATTTCTGACGAGCGACCCAGATTAAATGACTGGTCTGGACGAAGTCTTGTGATAGGTACATTCAATGCTTGGAACAGTTTGTTCTGGAAATACTGAATGTCTTCAATTTGTCCCAGAGTTTGTCCTCCTGGTAAGGTAGTAATCTCAGTACCCTTGCCACCTTCTCTTCGTGGCATCCAGAAGTCTTCCATCATGGACATATGCTTACGATCGTCACGCACTTCGCCAGTGGTTGCATCATAAACTACTTTGTTTCTAAACTTGTTCATAATATCATTGACGTATTGTTCTGCTTTCATCTTTGGCAGATTACCAACATCAATGTAAAATATTCTACGTTCTGGAGCACGAGAGATACGGTAGATGACCAGTGCATCTTCCATCATCTTCAACTGGTTAACTGGCTTAATTGCTTTATGCAAATAAGATAGAACCATTCCAGTATTCTGATCAATGCGACCAGAAGGAATAAACACTACTGAGTCAAGAGACATCTTAACACCTTGCATAGTTTGCTCGGTAATGCCCTTGTCATTGTACAGGTAGTATTCCTCTACAGACTTAACTAACTCAACACCATTATCAGACTTTGATTTCTCAACATGTTTGATACGGCGAATTTTACGTGGATCAATATAACGTAATTCCTGAACACCCTTTTTGGCATTATTAGGATCTACCATAATATTGAAGAACAAACGACCATCTACATACCATTGACGAAATAGGTCATGTCCTCTGTTGTCGAAGTCCAGTAAATACAGAACTTGTTCAAACTCTTCACGAATTTTTTTCTTGATAGAATCAGGAACTTTTAAATCATCTAAAACTATCTCGATTGGCTGCTTATCTTCTTGAGCGATAATTGCTTCATTGATAATATCTTCAATTGCTGAATCACAGTCAGCATACTGAGATATTTCTCTGTAACGACGAATAAGGTCATTCTCGGTCTTGATAACTCCCTCAAGATCCATGACCATACCATAGTGCGCAGCAGCTGCATTAACAACAGTTGCGCCATCGTCATAGGAAGGAGGAACTATTGATTGTAGTTCCTTCTCCTGTTTACGTTTTATCTCAAAACCAAAAATCTGCATTATGTATTACCCTCGAAAGGGTTCTCCCGATTATATTGGGAAAGAACCGATTGGCGTGTTAATAGTTGCATTAACACCGACGCCACCATTGGCACCAGTTGATGTATTAGAAGTCCAATAGTTGTATTGGAATGTCAGTGGGAATGTTTCGATTGCATTAACTGTATCAAAGTCCAATTCGATTGTTCCAACTTCAGTTGGATAAGCGTCATGGAAAGTGTAAGACTTGATAACAGCGCCATTACGGTCCAGTTGGTTAACTGAAAGGTCAACTTGATAAGCATTTGGATTTGTCAATCCAGTTGTACCGATCAAATTCTGAATACCGTTTGACCACTGCTCAAGAGCATTACGGATATTGAAGTTTGTGTCATTATAGATCTGCACTGACCATGGTGCAAAGCTACGCTCACCAGCGAAGTTTACTGCACGACCACGATACTGAACACCGAAGTTTTCAATAGTAGAAGCTGGTAGTTGAGCAGACTTACAAAGAAATTGACTTTGCTGTCCTGCTACGATACCCAGCGTTACAAACGCAGGGAATGTTAGTTGCACATAAAACTGATTGGCACGTGCACCACCACCAGTTAATTGCGCTTTAAAATCTGAAATATTTGCCATGTTAATTATCTCCTTGAGGCATTCTGTTCTTTATATTTAGGGAGGATCCGAAGACCCTCTCTGTATAATTAAGCACCTACCTCATTGAAACTGATCGAAGAACGAGCAGCAACAAAGTTGAGGGTAATGAAGTTGATAGAACGATTTGGTTTAATGAAGATATCGGCAACGAATTCGTTACGGTCAATAACTTCACCAGTATTGTTTGTATCATCACACTTAACTCTAAAGTCTGTGATACCACGGCGACCCTGAACGTCACGTAGGAATGGTTCGATCAAGTTCTTGAATTGAGCACGAGTAAAGCCATCGTTGAATTCGAACAATTGGAATTTTGCTGCAGTTGCAACAGATTTCTCAATAACGATAAACAGACGACGTACGTTAATGCGATCAAATGCACTTGGAGCAGCCAACAAAGTTTTATCTCCAAACAGAACAGTACCTTGTCCTGGGAAAGAAACTACTGGGTTAACACCCTTCTTGTACAATGTATCACGTTCTGTCTTGCTTGGATTGAATGCCAAACGAACAACATTCTTAACCTGACCACGATTTAAACCACCTGGAGAGAACCATGGGTCATTGGTATAGTCGGTACGAGCACATAGACCAGCGATGTCACCATTTAATGGAACATAACGATATGCGTCATTGTAACGATCATACTGATACTTATAACCAGAGTCAAGAACTGCATAAGAACTGCTTGGCAATGCATCACGGAAAGCAGTCATTTTAGCTGCACCAGTTGAACCTGTTGCAGTAATAACAGATGCATCAGAAACATCAATTGGAGAAGCAAACACGATACAATCTTTACGCACTTCAGCAATGTTATTGATAACGTAAGTAACTGTTGCAGCAGTAACACGACCAGTTGGAATCAATGCAATGTCATACAACTCATCGTTGGCAAACAGTGCAAAACCGTCTTGGTAGTTACCTTGAGTAGCTGCAAAGTCATCAACACCACCGATAAGTGCAGTGTTACGAGCAACAGACATAGTAGTGAAGGTATTAGTTGCAACAGTTCCCCATGCATGAGCAGCACCAGTAGAAGTGATTGGGTGGTCCATCCACCATACATAACGTGAATTAGAGTTAATTACGTTTTTGTAGTAGCTGCTTGTTCCATCAGTTTTCTTAGCATCAGATGCCTTAGAAACAAAGGCATATTTCTCTAGTGTGCTACCTGCTGTGCCTGTCCAGCTGCCATCTTCGTCAATAATAACGATGTGCAATTCATCATTCAAACCACCAAAATCTGAGCAGTAAGATGAAGTTGCTGGAGCAGAGTCAAACAAATCTTTATACACCCATGTTGCGTATGAAGCTGAGTCAGCCATAGAAACTAGTAAAGAGTTACCAAGCGATCCTGGAAATTTAGCTGCCCATGGACCAACATTACCCTGACCATCTTGGAAGCTAGATTGATATTCGCTTACGTTTTTAATTTTTGGTGCAGCTAATGTGGTAACTGTAGGAGCAGCAACAGCGCCAGTACCAGGACTAGCAGCAGTATCAGTAATAGTAATCGTAGGAGCAGAGGTATAACCAGTACCTGGATTGATGATATTGAAAGCAGTAATAGTACCACTAGCAATAAATGTAACAGTAAGTGTTCCAGAAGCACCGCCACCACCAGTTACAACAGCAGCTGGTGCAGAAGTATAACCAGAACCATTTGTTGTAACGGTAACACTACCAAGAGTCGTACCAGAAAGAGTTACAGTTGCTTTAGCAGCATTTCCAGCATAGGTAAATGTTGCACCAGCAGCTACAGCACCAGAAGTATGTGTTGGTGGGGTAGAAGTAGAAGTACCAGCTGTAGTGACAGTGTACAGATTAGCACCATAGAATACTTGCTGATTCAAAGTATATGCTGTGGTTGATGCCCATGCAGTACCGATAACAACTGTTGGGGTAGAGGTATAACCAGTACCAGCAGCATTTACAGCAATAGAAGAAACTGTACCAGATGTTGAAATGGTAGCACTAACCAAAGCCTGAGTACCGCCAGCTGTTTGTGGACCAGTTGTAGAAACTGTAGTAGTAGCAGCTGTATAGCCAGAACCACCACTAGTGACTGCAACAGAACTTACAAAACCACCAGATGATGAATTTTTCTGATTTGCTGTATCGCAACGAACTAGCAACAGATTATTTGTATAACTTAAGAAGTTAGCAGCTGTAAAGAACGAACTGAAAACATCTTGGTTACTATTTGGTTTACCGAAACGCTCTGCGAGTATATTCTCAGATGTTACGATTAGAGGATCCATTACTGGACCCCACTGGAAAACACCAGCAAAAGCACCTGGACTGGTTGCAACTGATGGAATAATAGAGGTGAAGTCTTTCTCGACTACCGCTACTCCTGGACTTAATTGGAAAGGCATTGTAATTCTCCTTATTACACGTTATTCGCTCTGCTTGAGA